CTCAGGAAAAAGGAATGGTACTCGCTTTCCCTAGCTTTCTTGTGCATGGCGTTGAGCCAGTCAGTATAGGGATTAGGCACAGTATTGTCACTTGGATATGTGGGCCGTGGTTCAAATAACACCTCATCAAAAATTATTATTTTCTCAAGTAGCGATACATACAATTTATATTGTGGGGATGTATTTATATTGGGATCCGAAGTGGTTATTCGTTTCGATCCTTGGTGTTTTATTTATTGGCCATTATGGTTTTGGCGTTTATTGCCACCGCTATCTTTCTCATTGTTCGTTTAATACACCGAGGATCACTCAGCAAATACTAAACATATTTGCTGTTATGGGTTTACAAGGATCGCCATTAACTTGGGCCGCAAACCATGTAAAGCACCACAAATGTGCTGACAAACAAGGTGATCCACATCCTTCGTCAGATGGAATTAGGACATGGTTTTGGTTGGGCGCAGGCGAGCATGCAATAGAACGGAGCGTGATAAGGAGATTAGGCGGAGATAATATGCATAGGTTCACATCAAAATATTATTTTGAAATATTTTGGTCGATAATACTTATAAGTTTCATAATAGATCCTAGAATAACTATTTACTTCTTCGCGTTTGCTATTATTTATTCGTTTCATGTTTCCAGTTTTGTAAATGTGGTATTGCATAAGTTTGGATATAGAAACTTTGACACAAACGATAACTCTACTAATCTTCCGTTGCCGATATTTCTAGAAAGTCCTTATCACAATAATCATCACAACGATCCATCTAACTATAATCAAGCAGTGAGGTGGTATGAGTTTGATATACACAAATACTTAATAGATATAATCAAAGTTAAATGATTATATTTGACGATTTTTTACCGGTTAGCGATTTAAGAGAAAATCTTACAAAAGATAGCTTTTGGGACAGCATAGAAAGTTTTCCAATAGAATGGGTTGATTTTCGCAAGGAACCATCAAATCCTATGGAAGAACTGTGCAAACTTGTTTGGAACGAAGTGGTTGGTATAAAACAAAATATTGATGGATGGGAGTATTGGGCGCATTATTTCACATCCCAAGGAAAGAACCGTATGAATTTTCATCGGGACAATGATTTAGACTATTACGTTACTCCTGAGGTAGAGGAGGAGATGGTGAAGAATGGCGAAATAAGAGCCGCTGACAAAGGTTTTATTTATTACGCACACCAATCATTGCCGGAAGGCGGGTATTTAGAATTAAAAAGAAAAAACGACGAACTTGAAAGAATTGAACCAGTGCCTAATCGATTGATTGTATTTGATCCATCAATGCAACATAGAGTGACAACGGTTAAACGTGGAGTTCGCCGTTCGTTAGTCTCAAATTTATGGCAAGAAATGCCCAGTAAATACATGAACATTATTCAATAATAGGGACATAGCATGGCGCTCATTCCATTGCAATTACCGCCGGGGATACTAAGAAACGGCACAGAGTACGAACAATCAAATCGATGGCGAGACGCTAATTTGATCCGTTGGCATAACAATTCTATGAGGCCAGTTGGTGGCTTTTCTACAAGATTAGCGTCAGCTTTTGACTCTGCGCCTAGAGGATTACACGCTTGGCGTGATAACTCAGACGGCACTCAGATCGCCGCAGGAACATACAATAAACTGTTTTATGTTAATACATCAGGAACGGTGACTGATATCAGTCCGACTTCTTTTTTAGCTGGAACCGAAGATGCGGCGGTAAACATTGCCTATGGCGGAGCTGCGTACAACAATGGGTTCTATGGTGTCACAAGGCCAAACACGGGTGTGTTTCAAGAGGCCACAACGTGGTCGCTGGATAACTGGGGCGAGTACCTAGTCGGATGCACGTCTGACGACGGAAAATTGTACGAGTGGCAACTTGATCCTGACGTTGTTGCAGCGCAAATAACTAACGCGCCGGTTTCTAATCTAGGGCTAATCGTGACTGAGGAGCGCTTTATTTTTGCCCTTGGTGCAGGCGGTAATCCCCGTAAAATCCAATGGTGTGATAAAGAAAACAACACGCTGTGGACGCCTGCCGCCACGAACGAGGCCGGAGACATGGAACTGCAGACCAGTGGCCAGATTATGGGCGCCATTAGAGTTCGCGGCAGGACGTTAATCGTTACCGATACCGATGCCCATATTGCAACGTACCTAGGCCCGCCATTCGTGTTTGGATTTGAGCGTGTTGGGACGGCAACCGGAATGGTCGCCAGAAAAGCGATAGCAGCGGTTGATGAGGGCGCATTCTGGATGGGCAAGGATTCATTTTTTGTGTTTGATGGCTCCGCCGCAAAAGCGCTGCCGTGCGATGTTTTTGATTATGTTTTTTCAGATATAAATAACAACCAAATCACTAAAGTATACGCCGTACACAACAGCTCTTTTGGTGAGATATGGTGGTTCTATCCGAGTGCCGCATCAACAGAAAATGATCGATATGTGTCTTTCAATTATAGATCAGTTCATTGGGATATTGGCCAGATAGATAGGACGTGCGGCATTGATCTAGGCGTTTACGGTAATCCAATCTGGGCGGATGCCAGTGGTAATTTACATGATCACGAGCAAAATCCTGCGGTTGGTCATGGCTCATACACGCCATTTGCCGAAAGTGGCCCAATTAGTTTGGGCGCTGGTGATCAGGTCATGAAGGTAACGAGTTTAATCCCAGATGAGGCAACTCAGGGCGATGTAACGGTAACGTTCAAGACTCGGTTCTATCCTAATGCCGCAGAAACGTCATTTGGCCCGTATTCAGCAGCAAATCCAACCGATGTACGGTTTACAGGCCGTCAGGTTAGGATGCGAATAGACGCGGCCAGAAACACTGATTGGAGGGCTGGAACCATGCGTATAGAGGTAAAAGCCGGAGGTAAACGTTGAATCCACCGAGTCCACTAGGGCAATGGAACGCATGGGCTGAAAGACTCAATGCGTTTTTAACTCGAACCAGAGGTGTATTGCGCCATATAACAAGTAATGACTCAGCGGCAGAGAATGGCGTTATGATGTGGGATGAGTCCATTAAGCACATGGTTATATCAACAGAGGGCGCGTTCCAACCATTACAATACGGCGAGAACTCATACGGATCATTTGCAGATTTTACAGGCCAAACTGTAGCTGGGGCCGATACAGCCACAGCAATTACTTTCAACACAAGCGCATATTCGCATAATGTATCCATTGATGGCGCAGACGCCAGCAAGATTGTGTTCGATAGGGCTGGTATATATCAATTAAATTTTAGTGCAGAGATAACTTCAAGTTCCGGCAGTACGGTTACGTTCTATTTTTGGCCTAGAATAAATGGCACTGACGTGGCGAACTCAACAATGGTGACTACATTGCATAACAATGGGCAAAAGAAAATAATTAGCAGATCTGGCGTTTTTGATGTAAACGCCGACGATTATTTGCAGTCAATGTTTGCTGTATCCAGCACAGATGGCTCGTTATCGACGACTGCGGCCACTGCATTCTGTCCGGCATCACCTTCCGTGACGCTGTCTGTCGCCGAATTGTATGTCCCATGAATGTCACTAAGGAACTGGTCAGAAGAAGCAAGTATATCGATGACGCTCTTGTTTATAGCGGTGGTACACATAACTTCGATGATATTGTTCTTGGCGTTCTTAATTATCGGTATCAATTTTGGCCTCTTGATGACGGCTGTTGCATTACTGAAATCATTGAGTATCCTCGTAAAAAAGTGTTTCACGTTTTCTTAGCTGGTGGTACGCTTGAACAAATTACAGCCTTAAATACGCCATTTGCTGAGTTTTCCAAATCAAATGGATGCACTTCGATGACAATAGCTGGTCGAAAAGGCTGGGAAAAAGTTTTAAATAAGCTCGGATGGGAATTTGAGTTTACAACGCTTAAAAGGGAGATATAGATGAGCGGCGGTGGAAAAGGTGGAAAAGAGACAACAACAAGTAGCATACCTGACTGGGTTCAAGCGCCAGCCGAGAGAAACATTGGCCGAGCCGAGCAAGCTCAAAAACTTGGTTATATGCCATATTACGGGCCAGACGTTGCCGCAT